CTAAAGGTGATACATTAAGAATTGCAATGGCGCATAGTGGTGCAAATCTTTTTATGTCAATAATGTTACTACCATGGGTTCATCATATCGCTAGGTTCTTAACTAAATTTTAAATTCAGCTAACTTAATGACGCGTCCATAAGGGCGCTTTTTTAAGCTCCGAACTATTATAAATAGAAGTATGTTAAAATTCAAATCATACATGATATACTTGGAGGAGCGCATGAAGTTATCAGCTATGCCTCCCGGCGAGTGGGCTAAAATTAACTCAAACACAAAAGTAGATCGTATAGACATATTAAGATTATTGATGAAATCTGGTGAGGCTATGCCGAAAACTGACGGAACTGAAGTTGTAGTTAAAAACACACCGGAAAATAGAGCGGCTGTAGATAGATTAGAAAAAGAAAAAAAGACACAAGATCTTGAAACTAATAAAGGTACAATTAAAACAAATGAAATAGGTAAATCAAAAGTCTTCGGTGGTGATAGTGGAGGCCGCGGAGGTGGAGAGGCTCAAACAGCCAGAGCTGAAATTATGCAATGCGTTTATTGTGAACACATGGTCAATAATCCAAAAGCTTCATTTGAATCGATACAACCCTCAGATCTACAAAAAGCTTATAATGGAACCGGTGTAGTCGGTGCAACCTTTGAACAGATCATGGAACTAGATCCTTCATGGCATTATTCAGGTTATTGGACGGCAAAAAGATTAGTTAAAGATAGATTGATTAATAATAAAATGTCGTTTCATCGTAATGATAAAGTAATGAATGACATTTATAAAGTAAAAGATGTTGCAGTTAAAAATTCTGATATGACAAAAATTGAAAATGATAAATGGAATCCCGGAGATATATGGGCAACAACCGATAGATCAATAGCTTCAAAACTTCCAAACACTTCAATACAAGAACTCAATTTAAAACTCATAGAATTATTCAATGCAAGAAAATTAATGGGCATATCATTAAAAAAAGTAACTGCAGAAAATGGATTAAAACTTGAAATCAAAAACAAAGATGCAAAGCGATACACATATAAATTTATCAGCGGTAGCTCAATGGCGGTGTTTAAACGTAAAGGTGGTGACATCTGGAGAAGTAAAAGTTCGAATGTAGAATTTAATGGTGGAAGCGCAGCAATACGTAATAAAGCAGACTTTGCCGCACTTACATTTGAGCTTAAACTTAAAACTGCACGTGGTGGTGGAGGTGGTTATAAAGAAATAACTGATTCTATAAAAAATAGAATGAATATAACTTTACCAAGTAATCAAGATTTAAAATCACAAGCAAAAGAATTAAAACAAAGAGGTGAAAAATCTCGTTTAGCAATGCCGTTATATAATATGGTAAAAAAAATACATCCACAAGTTACCAAAGAAGAATGGATGAGAGGTTTTAGTGAAAAACGTGATGCAGAGATTCATAGTAAGATTGCAGGAATATATGTTCTCCATGCATTAGTTGCTAATAAAAATAAAGCAGACTTAGTTATAACTGACATGGTGAACTATGCTGGATCAACTCTTGAAGCATCATCAATATATGCAAAGGTTTATCAGTAATGAATTTTATAGAATTTATATCAGAACAAAAAAATACTCATATGACTCATATCGAAGACAAAGTTCTTTATGGCGGAGTTGATGGAACAAGGCAAGCAATACTTGCTTTACGTTCATTAAGAGATATGTTAGCAGGTGTTAAAGATGGAAACGTTAGTGTCAAATGGGATGGAGCTCCAGCTATTTTTGCCGGTATTGATCCTCGTGACGGTGCATTCTTTGTTGCGAAGAAAGGGATATTCAATGTCTCTCCAAAAGTATATAAATCTAACAATGATATTGATGACGATACTAGTGGTGATCTCAATGCAAAATTAAAAGCAGCATTAAAGTATCTACCTGATCTTGGTATTAAAGGAGTTGTACAAGGTGATTTTTTATTCGATTCAAGTGAAGTTAAAACGAAGAAATTAAAAGGTAAACCTTATGTCACCTTTCACCCTAACACAATTGTATATGCTATACCAGCTGGTACTGAAGCGGCAAAGAAAGTAAAGGCAGCTAAGATTGGTATTGTTTGGCATACCACATATACTGGAAGTAAGTTTGAAAATATGAAAGCATCATACGGTGTTGATACAAGTAAGTTTCGAAATAGTAAAAATGTCTGGTCACAAGATGCAATGTTGAGAGACATGACACAATTTACTATGACTAAAAAAGATACGGAGGAAGTTAATGCACATCTTAGTAATGCTGGCAGGATATTTAATAAAATTTCTGGTACTACCTTACGTACTCTCGAAGCTAATCAAGACCTTGCTCAAACTATTGAAACATTTAATAATACTTTTGTACGAAAAGGCCAAGTCGTTGGTAATACCAAAGCCCACGTTGAAAAGCTAATCAGGTACATACAACAGAAGTTTCAAAAAGAGATAGATAAAAGAAAGACCGAAAAAGGAAAATCAGTTCAACAGAAAAAACTTGACGATACATTAAAGTTTTTTTCATCTCAAAACAAAATTAGTTTACAAATGATGTTCGATTTACAGAAATCTATCGTTCTAGCAAAATTAAAAATTATAAATATATTAAATAAGTTAAATAGTGCACAAACATTCTTAAAAACTCGTAATGGGTATAAAACAACTGGACAAGAAGGTTATGTAGCTATTGACAAACTTGGTGGTGACGCAGTGAAAATTGTGGATCGTATGGAATTTTCATACGCAAACTTTTCGCCAGATATATTAAAAGGATGGGATAAGCCGGGGAGGAACTAATGGCACCATTAGATTTTAAACATATGACGTCTGCAAAGTATAGACCAGGCGAAGATGACGCAATCAATTATTACGCACAAAAGCGTAAGAAACAATATCACGGTAATGAGGGTAAAGAAGTCAAAGAACTCTCCATGAAACCTGATAAAAAACTTCCAAATTTAAAAGTTCCCGTAAAAGGTAAAAAAGGCATAAGTAGATTTATGCGAAAGAAAGCTATTGGTCAAGCTAAAGATGATATTAATGCATCAGTACAAAGTGCTGATAGAAAACCAGAAAAGTATATGAAACCTGACGGTAAGGTAGGAATAAGAATGGTAAAGACTGATAAAGAAGTTGTAAAGAAAGAAGCATTAAATAAAGATGATAAACCATTTGTTAAAAAATTAATTGGTAAATTAAGAAAAGGCTCTAACACTCATGCTAAGCAAGCCGATGATTTAGAAAAAGCAATGAAAACAGAAGTCTCTGTTCTTAAACCAACAAAGCCAACAGATATAATTAAACACGCTAAAACTCTTGCAAAAAATCCAAGAGATTATATGATGAATAAGAAAAAGTATTTAGATAAAGCTCGTGCTAAAGTATTTAAAATGTATCCGAAAGAAGATGTTAAAAATATAAAGTATGATAGTAAAGGATCATCTAAAGATTACTTTCTAGGCCCTGACCCAAAAAAAACAAAATATTATAAAGATCAAATGAAAAAGAAAACAAATAAAGTAATTAAGAAAGAAGATATTAATCATGATGATGCACATCGCGATGCTCAACAACATTCAGATGGAAGTATGAGTGTTAAGAAAATTCCAAGTATGATTAAAAAACCTGGTGATAAACATTTACATTTACATATGAAGAGTTATCACAAAGAGAAAGATGGACAAGATTTTGCAAAGAAACATGGTTATAAAGTAAAGAATTACGTTAAGACTCCATCAGGAACTAGAATGGATATTCATAAAGAAGAAGTAAATGTTGATGAAGCTTTAACTTTACAACAAAGAATGAAGCGTTCAAGACTTATGAAGCGTTTGAAGACAAGAATTAAAATTGGTCGTGATAGAGCAAGAAGAAAGATGGCAAATAAAAAGACTCTTGAAAAAAGATCAATGAGACAAGCTCGAGCTCAACTAGCAAAAAAACTTACACGCGGAATACCTAAAGCTGAGTTAACATTTGCTAGAAAAAAAGAAATAGAAAAAAGATTAGAAAAACCAGCACTACAACAAAGAATAAAAAGAATCGCTAAGCGATTATTTAAAGATGTGCGTAAAAAAGAAGTGCAAAGAAAGAAGGGTTAATGATAAATTCATTTAAATCTTTTCTTATTGAAGAAGACAAAACTATATTCTTCACGTTTGGTCGTATGAATCCACCTACGACTGGACATGAAAAATTGATGAATGAACTTTCAAAAAAGTCTGGAAGAAATCCATACAGAGTTTTTTTATCGCAGTCTTCTGATAATAAGAAGAACCCTTTAGATTATAATTATAAAGTCAAAACTGTCAGAAAGTTTTTTCCAAAGCATGCAAGAAGTGTCATGCTTGATAAGAAAGTTAAGAATGTATTTGATGCTGTGACTAAATTATATGATGAAGGATATAAGAATATTAATATGGTTGTTGGTTCTGATAGAACTAACGAATTTAAAAAGTTATTAGAAAAATATAATGGTGTTAAAGGCAGACACGGACTTTATAAGTTTAACAAAATAAATGTAATTTCAGCCGGAGACCGTGATCCAGATGCAGACGATGTTTCAGGTATGTCAGCATCAAAGATGAGAAAACTAGCAAGTGATGGAGATTTCACACAGTTCTCACAAGGATTACCTAGAAGTGTTTCTAATAATGAAGCTAAAAAAGTATATAACGAAGTAAGAAAAGGAATGGGATTAAAAGAACAAAAACACTTTCAAAACAAATTAATATTTGAGCCTGTCTCCGAGAAAAGAGAGGACTATGTTAAAGGACACCTTTTTGATATTGGTGATCGTGTTACTTTCATGGGCAGTGACGAACTCGCTAGTGTTACCGGTCTTGGAAGTAATTATGTTATTGTTGAGCAAAATGGTAGGTCTTATAGAAAATGGATTGATGACGTAGAGTTAGTTGAAAAGAAAAAAAGAAAAGAAGGAAACCAAAAAGTCAGGCAAGACCCAGATGTTAAGAAAGCACCGGGTACACAACCAGCACCTTACTATGGTGGACTATCTAAATCAACTAAGAAGAAAAGACTTGCGCATTTTAAAAAGTATTCAAAGTATGATGATGATAATCCTGCAGCTTATAAACCAGCACCCGGTGATGCAAGAGCAAAAACAAAACCAAGTAAACATACATTAAAGTATAGAAGAATGTATGGTGAAGATGCAGTAG